CAGCCTTTCGGCTGCCGCCTAGGGTATTTGCCCTGGGCCTTCGCCTCTACCTTACCACCGAAAGGGGGCAGCTAAGTTGCTGAAGTACATGCCACGCTTTGATTATCGACATTGGACCGTTGAATACGGTACCAATGGCGCCAATCAATTGCTGTGTCAGACTTTCAGCGGGCTTCTCGTGTCAGAGGGTCACTACAGGAAACGTAATGGTTCCTGGAGTGGCGGGGGTCCATTTATGGTCGTTAGGCGCTCTCTTATCCACCAACAAGGTGAGATAAGGAAGTCCTTCCGGTCAAATGGCGTCCAGACATACGCTTCGTCAGCGGGTGTCGCGGGCTGCCCCCCATTCGTCATGCCTGCCACGGACAAGTCCGCGCAGACCGCCCTTATGGATGCCGCCGTAGGCTATTCTCTGAACGGGTACAATCGTACTCGTCCAGGGACGCCGAAGGCGGATCTCCTGGTCGGTCTGACGGAGATCGTTCGTGACGGGTTTCCAACCATCCCTTTTAATGGTTTGCACGAGATGCCTTTAACAAGCATCCCGGCTTACCTGAAGGGCATGGTTCAGAGATTCAAGGACCTCGGTCATGAATATCTGAACGTGCAATTTGGTTGGAGGCCGTTCATCAATGATCTCAGAAAGCTCGTCGCTCTCTGTGGATCATTAGATGAACAGCTCCGGAAGCTTATCGCACAAAACGGTAAGCCTATCCGGCGACGAACTGTTCTGGTTGACACCAACTCGATTGACATGACCGCAACTGTTTTCAGTTCGGCCTATGCCAACGTGTTCGGTGGCAACGGTACGCCTAGCACTTTTGGTGCCAAGACGTACTACACGAAGTCCACAGTAACCTGGGAGAAGGTTTGGTACAATGCCTGTTATAGGTATTGGATTCCAAACCCGATGTCAGGCCTGTGGAGGCTGCGGGCTATGGCCATCTTGAGTGGAGCGTTACCAACGCCTGCCACTCTCCTTGGAGCCATGCCCTGGAGTTGGCTTGCGGACTGGTTCTCTAACATTGGTGGCATTGCCGCCATGTTGAGTCCATCCGCAGTCGACAACCTGGTTCAGTTGTACGGATACACGATGCGGCATACGGGAACAACAGTTACCTGTAATGCCACTGTCATGTATCCGGGCCGTCATAACATTACCCATACCGGTTCAACCGAGCTGGGTCAGGATTATGATGGCTCTGACCGTACCTACAAGTCGACTTACGTCGACGAGCAGAAGGTCAGAACTGCCGGGTTTCACCCCTTCGGTCCCGACAAGACTTCTGATGGGCTTTCGCCTTATCAGATCTCTATCTTGTCGGCGCTAGGCCTGACGAGGCTCTAGCACAGGTTCGTACCCTTTTTCATAAAAGACACAGGAGACCGACGTGTTCGCCGATCCCCAATCGATCACCTACGCCACTGTCGCGAAGTCCCTGGTTCGTACCGGGACTGACAAGGACGGTTCTCGGTATAGGCTGAATGACTCTGGTACAGTGTATACACTGGACCTGAGTCACCAGCTGAAGCCGACCCGTACTCGTGCGGTCTCGCGCCTGCAGCGGGATTCCTTCGTGACTGACCCTCTCGTCCCGGCGAATTCAATCGCCGCTTCGATGACGGCCACGCTCACGATGGATTTCCCGACTACTGGCCTGACCGCCGCTGACGCGCAAAACCTGGCAAATGCCTTGATTGCGTGGGCGACGTCTGCCAACATCCTCAAGATGGCGAATGGCGAGACCTGATCGGTCTCTCCTGCTAGGGAGAGCTCGATGGCACCGCTGTTCGTTGCCTTGATCAAGTTGGCAGCCGTAGTGATCGAGAAGGTTGCGAGCACCTTGGACCGCTACCCCCTTAGAAGGAGGAGTGGTGAAAAGCCTCGTAGACCTTCTGTGTCTGATCATCTCCGACGTGGAGATGGTCGCCGGCGCCGATCTGTCACGCGACGTAAAGACGTTACGTGACAGGGTCGCACACGAGGGTGATAGTTTCGTTACTATCACTCTTCCAGCTTTTTGTCAGGACTTCGAAAGATGTCTTGACAACGGTCGGGTTGGCCCTGGGATGTGGGTTTCGTTCAAGAAACTTCCATCCGGAATTCCTGCATTTCTGCAGGGACTCTTGTCCAACGTGTTCGACCCGTCTGGATCCTTGCGGACTTACGTATCAGTTGACTGCATTCGTGCAGTGAGGCAGATTTGCCTCTTCTGCAAGAAGGTCGAAGACCCGTGTAGTAATACACGTCTTCAGGCTGCAGCTGATGCGTTTGTTCAGTGCGACTCTGAGATTGTTTGTCCCAATGACCAGCTGTGGCGGTGGTATGGTATCGTCGCTGATATTGTGATCAGCGAGATGCCGCATCTCCAGGACGTCGTTTTCGACCTCCTGCGTCCTAAGCATGGTCCGGGTCAGACAAGGGAACGCATTCTGGGTAACCAGAAGTGGCGTTTCCGACGGTGGCACAAGAGACTTGAAGACGCTGGTTTTACAATCCGGCGCTTCGCTCGTGGATCCTCTTCGGATCCACACCCTGATGAAGGGTATGTCCCACCGCTTCTTGTTGAGCCTCAGGACGAGCACCCCGTTAGGGTTGTGTTCGTTCCTAAGACTCAGAAATCTCCTCGTGTCATTGCCATTGAACCTGTTTGCATGCAGTATGCACAACAGGCTCTCAAGGCTCTTTTGGTTGAGGGAATTGATAGTTCCCCTTACACTCGAAATCACGTGAATTTCACGGATCAGAGTGTAAACCAGAAGTGGGCTCGGATTGGTTCTTCAGGTGGTAATTACGCCACCTTGGACATGTCCGAGGCCAGTGACCGAGTTGGTTTCTGGCATGCGGAACGCCTCTTCCATAAGTCTCCAGTCTTCTGGAGCCTCGTGGAAGCTGCGCGTACCCGTACTGCGGGACTTCGCGATGGGCGACTTGTCACCCTTCAGAAGTTCGCGTCTATGGGCTCCGCACTCTGCTTTCCGGTCGAGTCGCTTGTGTTCTTCGTGAGCATCATTGCGTCTCGGCTTTGGAGAGCAGGCAAGTTCCCGACGCGACAAAACGTCCATTCTTATGGTCGTTCTGTCTACGTCTACGGGGACGATTTGATCGTTCCCGCAGACGAGGCGTCTACGGTAAGTGCTGATCTTGAAACTTTAGGTTTCAAGGTCAACCGCCGCAAGTCTTTCTGGAGTGGTAACTTCAGAGAGTCGTGCGGCCTGGATGCCTATCTGGGAGAATGCGTCACTCCGACGTATCTCCGCCGTAGGCTTCCAGATAGCCGTGGGGATGTCTCGCGGGTGTTGTCCAATGTTGCTACCGCTAACCAGCTTTATCACACTGGTTATCGGCGCACGGCCACAGCGATCAGGGAAGCTGTGGAGAGAGCTGCAGGAAGATTTCCTGTGCTCCGGGATGACACGGCCCTTCGGTCGTTTCTGGACTCTAGACGAAAGTCTCGCCCAGATCCTCCGAAGACCGCAGCCGTCGGGTGGACGTGGGGCGATTGCCCTCACGTTAAGACCCGTTGGTGTCGCAAACTTCACCGTAGGGAAACCTACACGTGGGTTGCGACCCAGGCAGACCAACCAGATGCGATATCTGGGGATGCTGCACTGGCAAAGGCGTTATTCACGTGTGGATCATCATTTCTAGCTTTGCCGCTAGACGATCTATCCGCCACACGTGAGGATCACCTTGAGGTGTCCTCGAGGCCCTACGCCCTCAAGCTCAAGCGTAGGTGGGTTCACTAATAATGAACCCGGGATCCCTCCTTAGGGAGGTGCATAAGATCCAAATCGCTCCGGGCTG